CTTCAATCTGGGTCACTTTATGTGTCGGTAACCTTTTCAGCACATCACTTAAATAGGCATACGGATCCAGCCCATTCAGCTTTGCTGACTGGATTAAAGTCATGATGTTTGCCGCTCGCTGACCACTGCGCAGCGAACCTGCAAACAGCCAGTTCTTGCGCCCCAACGCCCAGGGACGCATCTGATTCTCTACCCAATTGTTGCATATCGGTAGATTGCCATCATCCAGATAGCGGCTTAAGGCTGGCCAACGCTTCAGAGTGTAATTGATGGCCTTGGCGGTGGGAGAACTCGATGGCACTGTCAGATGATGTTGGTTGAGCCATTCATATAGTTGTTGCATCACTGGTTGACTATGCTGTTGTCGGTATTCGCGGCGGTCTTCCGCTGTACCATCGGTCTTTTTCCTGAGTTCTGCTTCTATCGCATACAGTTTCTGAATCAGCACCAATGCCTGTTCAGCGACCTGACTTTTCCCGGTCACATGCAGTTCATGGAATTTACGACGTGCATGGGCCATGCAGCCGACCTCTATGACCTGGCCTGATTTAAAGCGTGCTTTATAACCACTGTAATCATCACAGACTAGATTGCCCTGCCAGCCTTTCAAGAACTCTGCAGCATGCTGGCCTGAACGACTATCCTGAAAGTCATAGATCACCGCCTGAACTGGATTGTACTGTGTGGTGGCATAGGCCCAGACATAACCTTTCTTCGGTTTTTTCTCATTCTCACCCATCCGCATGATGGTGACCGGTGTTTCATCTGCATGCAGCACCCGCTGTTGCAGCACCACCTCTTTTAAGGCATTGGCCAGAGGTTCCAGTTCTACACCGCAGCGACCTATCCAGTCAGATAAAGTTGATCTAGAAAGTTCGATTCCCGCCCGCTGATAGATCAGACGTTGACGGTACAGCGGCAAATGATCGGCATACTTCGATACCAGCACATGGCTGAGCAATTCAGGTGAAGCAATGCCTTTATCAATCACATAGGCGGGCATCGCTTGCTGAGTCAGAGTGTCACACTGATCACAGACCCATTTACCACGCACATGCTGTTCCTTATAGAACTGTGCCGGTCTGAAATGCAGTTTCTCACTGACATCTTCGCCGATACGACGGAGTTGGCATCCACAAGTGCATTGGGTTGATGCAGGTTCATGCTCAATACGGATGGTGTGTAGATGATCTGGCAGTGGTCGACGTTTAGGTTTATTGGTTTTGGCTTTCTGTGTCGCTGCATCGGTTTTATCTGCATTTAATCGTTCTAATTCCAGATCAACAGCAGCAATATCTTCTTCAACCGCTTCATCCCATAGGTGGATTTGTTTTGCCGTTAAGTGTTCATTCTTTTGGGCGAATTTGTGCTTTTTAAACAGCGCCAGTTCATGCTCGTATTTTTGATTGAGAATAGAAAGATGTTGAACTTTGGCATCCAATTGTTGGTTTGATTGTGCTAGAGACTGATGCTGCATCGCCAACTGTCTGGTGAATTCCAGCAGTTGTTCATGGGTCAGTTGGCTTAAGTCAGGCAGCGTATTCATGACCGCAGTATGCCTGAGGTCATGAAGAGAATGAAATAGAACGTTTGGAGGATGGCAGAATGGTCGAGCTTGGTTTAGAGCATATTCACCACTTGCTGCAATCCAATTCTCTGCCAGGGCAAACCTTGGATTAATGCCTGTAACTGTTCCGGGCTGAGGGCCACGGTTTCACCTTGGTGAACTTGAGCCCAGTGAAATTTACCCTGTTCCAAACGCCGGGCACACAGCCAGATGCCCAGTCCATCATGTACCAACACTTTCATACGATGACCACGTTTATTACAGAACAGGTAGGCGCAATGCGGTTTGATGTAGCCAAAGGCTCTCACCACCTGAGCCATGACAGTATCCATTCCTGCTCGCATATCCATGGGCTGGGTAGAGAGCCAAATTTCATTGATACGGATCATGTTGCCAGTGCCTTGAGTAATTCTGCCAAGGCAGGTATTTCTGATGTCTGCCATTTTAGCTGAATATCATTATTCGTATGAGGCACGGTGATACACAACGTGATCCTCTCATCAATAGGTTGGCTGATTGCAGCAGTGTAAGGCAAAGCAATAAATGCTGGATTCACATGAGTAGGATCCTGCACGGCACCCTCATGATGGCTGAAGATCCTGATCCAACGACTGACAAGGTTGGCATTAATACTATGTTGCAGTGCGACCGAAGCGATCGAGGTATTAGGATTTTTACAGGCATTGACAATACTGAGTTTGAATTCTTTGCTGTATGTTCTGCGTTTTTTAGCAACAGGAGGTGTTGCTGAATATATATCCATGTTCATGGATTAAGTCCCCACTTGTTTTTAGGTGGGAACTAAATTAAGGCTTATAGGACCGCTTGGTAAGGCTGTGTTAGCCGGATGCTTACGGTGGAACTACTTCAACAAGCTTTACTATTGATTTATCACCTGTTGTTAGGGCTATTTCTGCTTTATCCGATAAATTGACTTGGGTTAAGTCTGAATTGGTTAATGCTGTTTCTCGTGTTGAAGATAAACTTACCCAGACTAATAGCAAGTTAGATACAACTAATTCTAAACTTGATTCTGTTAAGTCTTCAGTTGATCAAACAACTGCTGCTGTTAATGCTAACGCTACTACTGTAAAAACGGCTGTAGAAGCGAATACGGCTGCTACAAACAATGTTAAATCGGCTGTCGATGCTAATACCAACTCTACAGCTAATAAACTTAATGAAGTGGTTAATGCTATCAATAATAAGCCTATTGGCGGTGGTGGTGGCGGAACTACTGATGTTAAGCCTGTTGTTGATGCTATTGAGAAACAGACTACTGATTTTAAAGATATGATGAAGACTGATTCATCAGACTTTGATACATCACAGTATGAGAAAATTGGAGATGCTTCAGACGACCCTCGCTATTTAAATGCCCAGTCAGAAGCTACCAATGCACTTCAGAATTTATCTAATAAATTAACTTTTTCTAATACTGCTTGCGTACAGGACTTTACAGTTGATTTTCCTTATTTTGGTTCTTTTGTAGTTCCAATTTCTCGTTGGTGTGAACTCTTAGCACTAATAAAAATATTGATACATCTCAGTACATTAATTCTTGCTTTTAGAATGCTTGATTCAACAGTGAGGGCTATCTAATGCCGTTGTTTATTGGGGCTATTGTTGCTGCATTATTGAAGGTTTTATTTAGATATGCGGTTTTTAAAATATTTGCCAAATTAATTTTGGGGACTGCTACAGCTGGAATTATTTACTTATTTTTAACCAGTACCATCAAACCTTTTATTGATGAAATGCAACAAAAGATTGTTGATAAGGCTGCTGAACTCTCAACCATTGGTGGTACTGCTGCTGAGGTCATTCAATACTTTGATTTCATTCAATGTGTAAACATTATTCTATCTGCTTCGGCTGCTTGTTTTAGTTTAAAACTAATGTCAGTAGCCATTCGTGCCTTTGGCATTAATACAGGGGGTTAATTCATGGCTATTAAACTAATTACAGCACAGCCTGGCTCTTATAAGACTGCAATGATGATGGAAATTGCTAGCAAAATGGCTAGTGAAAACCGTCCAATTTACTTATGTAATATTCGTGGTTTAAAACCTGAAATACCTTTCCCATATCAAGTTCTAGATCATTTTAAAGACTGGATTGATACACCAGAAACATCAGTTATTTTTATTGATGAGGTTCAGGAATTTACACGAGACGTACCAACTAACTGTAAAACTGAGGATTTACCTAGATGGTTAACGTTATTAGAAAAACATCGTCATGAGGGTAAGGATATTTTTATTGTTACTCAGCATCCAATGTTTATACATACTCATGTAAGACGTTTAACATCTGAGCATATTCATCTTGTTAGAAATGGGAATGTTCCTTTTGCTGCTAAGCGTACTTGGGGGTTTGTTGAGTCAGATCCAGACGACTTTCAAAAGGCTACTGTTAAAAATGGTTGTACTACCTCTATCTATAGACCTAATAAAGAGGTCTTTAACTGGTATGAATCTACGGTATTAGATACCCACAAATTTAAAATTCCTACCAAGTTATTTAAGATGGTTGGTCTTTTAGCTGCTCTTGTTGGTTTCTCTGTTTATATTGGTTATCCAGTTTTTAATAAATATTTTGGTTCTAAAGAACAAGAAGTCTCTGCTACAGACACTTCACCACAGCCAAATAATTCAAATATGACCTTAGCTGAAAAGGCTAAGCTTGATGCAGCTATGGCTGGTCTTACTCCAGAGCAATATGCCGATCTAATGAATCCTGAAAAACGTAACGCTGAATTGCAGGCTAAAAATGACGTTAGAATGGAGACCATAGCAATCAAATATAATCCTAATCGCCCTTATGAGGTTGATACTTCTCAAATCCAATATGAAGTGACTGCAAAACCAGTGTTTTCAGGCTGCATGAAGGTGAAAGGTAAATATGTGGCTTATACCCAACAGGGCACTATTTTGCATGATGTGAGTCAATCTGATTGCCGTAAATTGATGGAAGATGGCGATAGACCATTTAATTATTTTCAGGTTCAGAATAACAGACCTGCTCAGGTAAATAATGCATTACCTCAAGTGCAGATGCAGCCTAATTATTCTTCTTATCAGGCTAATAATTATGTGCAGCCTAACCTACAGCGTAGTTCTGTAGACGGTGCAAACTCTCAAAGTTCTTTTTCTTTCTGATTACCTATAACCGTCTATATGTTCTACCGTAGCAGTAACCAAAAAAAACCGTTCAGGGGAATTGTGACCGATCCAACTCGGTCACAAGGCGTAGTCTACGGTTTTTTACGCGACCAAACTTCGAGTTACACGCAATGCTCATACTGTGGGCGTACTCTACAATTTGTTCAGTTGATGAAACATCTAAGAGTATGGCATTCTTACGGAACCAAAGATTTTATAATTGATTTCTGATTGGCATTTTATTACATTTTTCTTTAAGCCGGCGAGCTTGCCCTGGTATTAAAAAAATGAATTAAATCAATGCTTGGTCTTTTTAGGGGATTGGCAAAATATGACAAATGATGATATCGCTTTAATACTTTTTTTGATTTTCCTTTGCTTGGCAGCCCTCTATCATACTTTTAAAGCTATTAAGGAATCTTGATGCTGAGAGTTCGCATAATACGGCATTATGTTACTTGCCATGTTCGTTGACTAAAGACCCCGCGCTAGCGGGGTTTTTTGTCAATGATGCGACCATATTTACGCACTCGCATGGCATTTAACATCAGTGCTCATTATGCGAATTGGAAGGATAGGAAAGGGCGGGCAGCGACTCGTCGCGCCTGACCTTTCTGGGAGATTTTGAGAGAGGGCACACTGCTATCTAATAGTGTGCCTGACTGTCCAAAGTTTTTTGTCATTTCTGCTGTGAGCTATATATAACGGAGCTTTCAGAGGAAATGAGAAATTTTATCATTTAGGCGATTTATTGATCATATTTTGATCTTTTTGCCTATTATTTCTTCTATATTGTATTGGCCTTCTGGAGGAATATATCCTTCTGGTACTTGATTATTTAAATCAAATACAAGTTCTACATATTCTACTTTCTGGCTCTTTCTTTTAAATCTTTCTTTCTCATGTTCTTCTCTTATATATTTCTCTGTTATTCCACACTTTTTTAGTTCATTCATATATTTTTTAAATGTTTTTTCATCATGATCTTTTTTTATTTTTTCTATTCCAATCATGACAAGTACGCATAAAAAACTTGTTAGATTTCTTGTCTTTACTTTTGATAGTCTGCCAGTAGGAGTGGTTTTATTAAATACTTTTCCTATTTTTTCTTCTATTTCTAGAATATCCATTTTCATTTCCTATTTTTGCTTTCGGCAATCATCATTCGAACCATATATAAGATTCTTTTTTTATCTTCTTTTTCTATATTTTTTAGGTCGTTAAGAATGATAGCGATTTCTTCATCTGTGCTTCCTTCTTCGCCAAATGCAAGATTATCGATACTCATACCTAAAGCTATGCTTAATCTCTTTAAGTGCTGCAATGTAGGGTTTGGGTCTTCGGCGGTCATGTTTCTTTTTAGGGTCTTGTAATTTACTCCAGCGATATTTGCTAGTTCAGGAATGCTGATATTCAGTTCCTTACATTTTTTTTCTATACGTTCGCCTATACTGTTCATTTCATGACCTTTTTCACTTTCGTCAATTTTATAACAATTATTTCTCATATATTAGATTTCCTTTGTTTACAGTTCTCATATATTAGATTAATATCTATTTAAAGAGATTTTAATTCTATTAAATGCGATAATTATTGGGGAATTTTATGAGCATACAACA